AAGTTTGATCCTGATAACTGGGAAAAGTTATTGGAAAAATATAATCAAAAATATATGAACCCACCACTTGATTCTAAAGAGGTGGTAGTAGTAGTTAAAAGTTTACAAAAAGGATATCAATATAAGTGTAAAGATCAACCTATTGTTTCTTTCTGTAACGTCAATGTTTGTAAAACAAGAAAGTATGGGGTTGGCGCAGAGAATGTATCACAGCAACTAGGGGCGTTATCTAAATTAGAAACAGAACCACCAATATGGTTCTTGGAAATACCTACTGATGACAATGAAGATGATCTTAAAATACAGTTATCAACAGAAGAATTACAAATACAAACAAAGTTTCAAAAGAGGGTTATGGAAGTATTGACCATGATGCCTCCTTTGATGAAGTCGTCTGATTGGCAGCAACTGGTTAATGGAAAGATGGGAACAGCTTTGAAAATTCCAGTGTCAAGTGACGGGTCTGTGTCCGGACAGTTTTTAGCTCACCTCCAGGAGTTCTGCACTGGAAGGACACAGGCGTCTACAAGGGATGAAATATTATTACGTAAGCCGTGGACAGAGGCTCTTCCGGAAAAGAATGAAAAAACACAAAAGGAAGAAGTTATCACACGCACCTATTTCAGGCTTGTTGATCTTCATGCCTACTTAATAAGAAATAAATTTACACATTATAGTAATACAGCTCAAATAGTAGCGGAGCTAAGAAGCATAAACGGAATACATAAATTTTGGAAACTGAAGAACAAAGGGGTAAACACATGGGGTGTTCCAGTATTTGATGACCAGGATTCAGACCATGAAGTGAGGAAACAAGATGCCACACCGTTCTAAAGGTTTAAAAAGAAATTTAAAATATAAAGATAAACGGGAGGATGGATATATATTTATACGATTTAGAAAAGAAATAAGCAAAGACGGATTTCATAGGGAAGAATGGCAACATCCTTATCATAGATCAAATATTTATAGAGCAAAGTATGATTTAAAATATAAAGAATCAGAAAAAGGTTTTTTTGATATTTTATGGCAATCAATAAAAAATTCAAGCAAAAAAAGAGGAACTATCAATTTTATTAAAGACAGAGATCATCTTTTAGAATTATGGAACAACCATAAAAAAGAATATGGCCGTCGCTGCAGATACACTGGAATTGAACTTACTACAAAACGATCAATGGGAGAAGGACGGAAACCAACCACACCTACTAATATATCCATTGATCGTGTAGATCCAAGACGTCCTTATGAAGAAAAAAATATTGTCTTTTGTACATGGGAATTTAATAACAGAAAAAATAGCATCACACCTGATGATTGTAAACGAATACTGGAAGTATATGAGGAACTGCATGCCAGAAGTTAACATTATACTAGGGCCTCCAGGTACAGGTAAGACGGAGAATTTACTGCGGATAGTGGACCGGGAACTAAAAAAGGGCACTGCTCCTAACAGAATTGCTTTTGTCAGTTTTACTAATAAAGCAACAGATGAGGCACGAGAAAGAGCTAAGGATAAATTTAATCTGACCGACAATGATTTTCCTTACTTCAGTACGCTTCATGCTTTTGGTAAAAGACAGCTTGGCATGAGTAAATCAGAAGTAATGGATGGAAAAGACTATAGGGAGTTCGCTGATAGTTATGGTGTAGAATTAAAAAGGATAAGCATTGACTGGGAGGGAAATGGTATTATTACCACAGACAATAAATATTTAAAGGATATAACTAAATCAAGAATGCAAGGATTAGAGTTAGATGATTATTATAACAAAGCTAATTTGGAGTATCCATGGCATGAATTTTTATGGGCTCAACAATCTTTGGAGAAATATAAGCAACAAACTGGAAAATGTGATTTCACTGACATGCTATCACAGTATGTAGAATTTGGTCCTACTCCTCCATTAGATGTAGTTATTGTTGATGAAGCACAAGATCTTACTAAATTACAATGGGATATGTGCATGAAAATGTGGAAGGATGCTAAGAGAGTTTACGTAAGCGGCGACGATGATCAGGCTATTTTTAGGTGGGCAGGAGCTGATATAGAACACCTTATAAATCTTAAAGGAAAACAAAGTGTTTTAAAACAATCTCATAGATGCCCAGTAGAAGTTCACAAAATAGCACATGAGATAGTTACAAGAATTAAAGATAGAAGAGAAAAAGAATGGAATCCACGTGATGAAAAAGGATATGTTAATTTTCACTCTTATCCTGGTAGTGTGGACGTAAGTGAGGGAAACTGGCTTATACTTGCGGCATGTAAATACATGTTAAATGATTTTGAAGAAGATTTACGATATAGAGGACTACCCTACACCAAATATGGTAAGCATCCAGTTAGTGAAGATCTACTTAGAGGAGTAGAAGCATGGAATAGGTTGAATGAAGATGAGGATATATCCTATAATGATGTGGATGCTATTTACTCAAACCTAAAGAGTGGAGTTGGAGTTTCAAGAGGTTATAAAAATCTTCAAACCCTAGAAGAAGGGAAATCATACAACGTAGAGGAACTAGTAATGCATCATGGATTGCTTAATACAGGTGTTCCATGGGATGTAGCTTTCACTACAGTAGGGGATCATGACAAGTCTTACATAAGGTCTATGGAAAAGCATGGCGGTTTAAGGGCCGATGCAAAAATAAATTTGAGCACTATACACATGGCTAAGGGTGGAGAGTGTGATAATGTTGCGCTCATGACAGATTTGTCAAGAGCTAATAGAGACGAGATGGAAATTAATTCCGACGATACAAACAGAGTTTTTTATGTAGGTGTTACGCGTGCAAAAAAAGCTCTACATATAGTACAAGCAGACTATGGGGGATTTATAATATGAATAAAGAAGAAATATTAAAGAAAGCTGCTGAGTTAGTCAGCACTAAAAGGGAATCTAGCCATGGAGATGCATTTAAAAATCATTCACAGATAGCCGATTTATGGAGTGTGTTCCTTGATGACAAACTAAAAATAATGAAGGAAATAACGCCGGGTGACGTAGCAGTCATGATGTGTTTATTAAAGATTTCGCGCTCCACCATGGGCGATTTTAACATAGATGATTTTGTCGATGGTGCGGCATACATGGCAATAGCAGGAGAAATGAATGACGTATGATCTATTTAATCAAAATGCAATAAAATCAGAGTGGGTACATCCTACTGAATTTCCTTCCATGAAAGGAAAAAAAGTAGTGGCAATAGATTTAGAGACTTGTGATACAGACCTGAAGAAAATGGGCCCAGGATGGCCTAAACAAATTGGATCTGTAATAGGCATTGCCATATCTAGTGGTGATTTTACAGCATACTACCCAATAGCACATGAAGGTGGGGGAAATATGGATAAAAAACCTATCATAAAATATATAAAAAGTGTTTGTGAAGATGAATCTATACAAAAAGTATTTCACAATGCTCAGTATGATATTGGATGGTTAAGCGTTCTAGGTATTGAAGTTAAAGGATATATTCACGATACTATGATTGCTGCTGCACTTCTTGATGAAAATAGATTTTCTTACACTTTAAATAGTATTGTTAGTGAATTTTTAGGAGGGTTTAAAGACGAAAGAGTTCTTAAAGCTAAAGCTGAGGAACTAGGAGTAGACCCTAAAGCTGAAATGTATAAACTTCCAGCTGAATTTGTTGGAGAATATGCAGAAGCAGATGCTAGATTAACATGGCGTTTGCACGAACGTTTAATAACAGAGATAGAGAAAGAAGAACTTACTAAAGTATATGATATAGAATGTCGTCTTATCCGTGTTATTTTTAATATGACTAGACGTGGAGTACGGGTAGACATGGATAGAGCTCTTGGGCTTAAAAGAAAGTTACTTAATAAAGAAAGACAATACTTGAGAAGAATAAGAGACATTACAGGATTAAATGTACAGGTGTGGGCCGCTCGTTCTGTTGCTGCAGCCTTTGACAGTGCTAATATAGAATATCCTCATACTGAGCTAGGTGCTCCAAGCTTCACACAAACATTCCTTGAGACACACTCCCATGAATTGCCAAGAATGATCACTAAAGCAAGAGTTTTAAATAAATTACAAGGAACTTTCATTGATGGTATTGCAAGATATATTCACAAAGGAAGATTACACGCGCACATAAACCAGATAAGAGGGGATGCAGGAGGATTTGTAGGGGGCACTGTAACAGGTAGATTTTCCATGTATGCTCCTAATTTACAACAAATGCCCATAAGAAATGAATTTGGATCAGAGTTAAGAAAAATATTTATCCCGGAAGAGGGAGAAGATTGGCTTTCAGCTGACTATTCCCAACAGGAGCCTAGAATATTGACTCACTTCGCAATTTTAAATAAGAACGAAGGAGCAACAGATGTTAAAGCTGCTTTTGTTAAGGGACTTGACTTCCACAAACAAACCGCTGAGATGGCTGGAATACCTAGAAGATTGGCAAAGACGATTGGGCTTGGAGTTATGTATGGAATGGGTTATAAAAAACTAGCAGTAGATCTAGACATTAGCCCAAAAGAAGCTAAAGAAATGCTAACCCAATTTAGGGAAAAGGTTCCTTTTATGCAGGGAATGCTAGAAGCGGTAATGCATAGGGCTAATCAAGTAGGATCTATACGAACTTATCTTGGAAGAAGATGTCAGTTTAATCTATGGGAACCTAATTGGTTTGAGATGGACCCTGTTACAAAACAACCAGTGTTCCATAAGGCTCTAGCCCATACGGCAGCTGCTATTAAATGGGGTGGTTCTATTAAAAGAGCTGGTACTTATAAGGCTTTAAATAGATTAATTCAGGGCACTGCTGCTGATCAAACTAAAAAGGCTATGGTGGATATATATGAAAAGCTAGGAG